ACGGACTGGTTCAGCAGGGTGGACAACATGATCGTCGCCCTGAGCAAGAAGAGAGACAGAAGCATCGAAAGAGAGGGTTCCAGCAACGGGACCTTGCGGATGCAAGTTGCGGAAGGCGAGACGAAAAGCGACGCGCCCGTAAGCTGTGGCAGTAAATGCAGTGGCGAGATGGCCAGAGCAGTAGGAGTTGACAAGTTCATGGATCAGCACGTCGTAGATCACGAGATACTGGTACATGTCAGACCACAGAACACGGCGGGCCATATCTTGGCGGGGAGTGGAGTTTCGGTAATGGGGCATAATGATGTATTCATGGATGCAGATGAGAATGTACATTCGGGTCGTTGAATCAAGACCTTCGAAGTCACCAGCATACATGCCTTCACCATCAAGTCCGGAACGCTTAAGGAAGCGTCCAGCAGTGTCCCACTCACGGGAATAGCGATTGATACCAAGAGCATAACCGTTGCGGATACGGCCTTCAATGATGTCAGCGAGGAAGTCACCGTACATCATCTTGCAGGCAAGGAAGTAAGGAAGTGAAGTGGGCATTATCAGGCGAGTCTTGCCAGACAGCCACTTTTCGTAAGAGCGAAGCTCGTCTTTAGGGACGGCCATGGTAACGTGGGGCATGCGAATGCCCTTCTCAGCGTTGTCGAGAATTTCCATGACCATAGCTTTAAGTTCAAGAGCTTGAGGAGTGGTAGGGTCGATAGGGCCATCAGTTCCCAGCCACTTGGTCTTGCCTGGCTTACCATCGGTCTGTTTCACCAACGGCCAGCCGGGCCTTGTTTTACGGACAGTTGATCGTATACGTCCAGTTCCATCGCCACAAAGGGCTTCTTCGAAAGTGAGAACTCGAAGTTCACGAGGGGGGCGGAAGGAATTGGAGTTAACGATATTAGCGAATTCGGCTTGGCATACTTCACGAACACCTTCAAAGTTCTGGAGAGGAACAGGAATATCGACGTAGCGGTTGACAGCGTCGTGAAGGGGATCATGTAGCACGCCAGCTTCATCACGGAATCGTTTCAAGCGGGCAGGTCGGCGTTGTGAGGGATACAAGCGAGCCATTTGGGTCTTTTGGACCTTAGTAGGCTCGAGCTCATTTTCCACACCAACACTGGCAGCCATCTGACGAGGAACTTCGGCAACAATGGTTGCACCGGAGTCAGTTGTGTTTTTCGGGACAGCGGTCATCATAACAGGAGGGCGGGAAATCTGGGGTGGCCACTGCGTAAGAACTTTGTCGATCATTTCACGAGTAACAGGCATTCCGGTTCCGAGTTGGAGTTCCTCGTCACCGGACATGTGAATTGACGCAATTTTCCTACCTTGGTCTGGGAGTTGCGAACAACACCAAGAGAGCCACAGTCACCTTCACGGAAATCGCCGTGATAGGCGTAGGCATTCTTGATTTTGATCATTCCATGGCGTTCGGAATAGGCTTCGACTTGT